CAAAAAAAAGAACAAGATAAAATACAAAGAAGAAGCGTTATACCCAAATCGAGGTAGAATAGAATATATGTTTTGCTAATTAGGTCGAAATGGCGATTAAACAGATTGATCTTGTTATAAATACGAGTCGTGGTGAAAAGAATGTAAGAAAACTTCAGCAAATTGCAAAGCAGGTAGAAAAGACTTTTGGAAATATAAATAAGTTAAAGATAAATATAAAAACTGATCCAGCACAAGCAGCATTAAAAAGATTAAATGCACAAATAGATTTAGGAAAGGCTGCTGTTAATTCCTTTATGGACACTAACAGACCTAATCAGTTTGCGAGAAAAATATCAACGATAAAAGAAGAAATGAGCTTTGTCAGGAAAGCATTTGATGATGCTTCTTCTGCGATAGATAGACAAAGAGCAGCAACAACTTTATTAGCAGGAAATTTTAAAGCATTAAGATTAGAGTCTACTGCTTTTGCTCAAGCGAGTGGTGCAGATCCAAAGAAAACGATAGGAAGTGTTAGTGCAAGATTAAAAGAAATAGAAGCGTTCCCCAGAACAATACTTGCTGGTAATGAAGCAATGTCAATGCTCAAGCGTATGCAAGAGATGACTATTGTTGGTTCAGAAGAGTTTTTAAAAATTAGTAAAGCAATAGGAAGGCAGTTAGGAATAAATGCAAATATTCAAAGTCAGGCAGCTAGAGCAGCTAAACCATTTACTGCTGCTACCGCTTTTGTTACTCAGGAACAGATAAATGCTTTAGGAGGTGCAACTCTTGTACCACCAAGTAGAAGATTACCAGCAGCAGGTCAAACAAGTAGTCAGTTTATGACTCCTACAACTCAACAGGTAAAAAGAGCAAAACAACTTACTAGAGAATCTGAAAAGGTATTACAAAATGAAAAGAAAGTTACAAATGAAGCAAAGAAACAACAATCTATTAGAAGAAAAGAAGCTCAAAGAAGATTAAGAAATATTGGAAGAATTAGAAAACAAAGAAGGCAAGAACAATTCTTGGGTGCAGGTTTTCCATTATTATTTGGTGGAGGACCAGGAGCAGTTGGTGGTAGTATCTTAGGTTCTGCACTTGCACCAGCAGGAATGGGTTTTGGTGCTCAAATACTTGGTAGTGCTGTTGGTACTTTATTAGAAAGAAATTTAGCAACTATTCAAAAAATAGGTAATGCAGCTACAAATTTAGATTTATCAGCCTTAGAAGATTCTTCGATAAGAGTAAATGCAGAACTTGATAGGACTATAAAAAATCTGCAAAGAATAGGAGAAAGTGAAAAAGCTAGAGAATTATTAAGTGAAGAGATAGCTAAACAAACAGGTACAGTAGCAGGAACTTCTGAAAATATAGCTGATAATATCAATTTGTTAGTTGCTGAATTTAAAGAATTTACATCATTAGCTGCAACAGCTTTAGGAATAATAGGTGTGCCTTTTGTAGCTGCATTAACTTTGCTATTAGACACAGTAAATATGATTCTAGAAGGATTTAATTTAATAACGTCTGCTATAGGTTTTGCTATATCTGAACTGATACGACTGATTAGATTTTTACCTGGTGGTCAAAAAATACTGGATTCTATTGAAAAGAAAGTTCAATCAGTTAATGAAGGTGCGACAAAATTAACAATATCAGCACAAGATACGATGGATAGTTTAAAACAACAATTAGAAAATTTACAAGAACGAATCCGTTTAGGAGATCAAGAGGCTAGTATTCAGCAAAAAATAAGAGATATATTGGCAAAAAATCCAGAATTAAAGAAAAAAGAAGTTGAACAGGCCGTAAGAGCTATAGCAGCAGCAGAAAAACAATTAGAACAACAACAAAAACTTGAAAATCTATATCAATCAATAGGTAGAAGTATTGAAGATGGAATAGTTGATGCTATTCAAGGTGCTATAGATGGCACTAAGACTCTTGGTGATGTTGCCCGTAGTGTATTCAGCCAGATACAAAGATCCTTAATTCAGTTTGGTGTTAACTCTTTACTTACTGGTTTATTCCCAGGTTCTAGTTTATTTAGAGCTAATGGTGGTCCTGTTAGTAGTGGTAAAAATTATATTGTTGGAGAACGTGGACCAGAAATGTTTGTTCCGAACTCAGGTGGTCGGATAGTTTCTAATGAAAATCTTGCTGGAGGTTCTACAAATGTAGTTGTAAATGTAGATGCTTCTGGTTCTTCTGTTGAAGGAGATGAACAACGAGGAAGAGAACTTGGGCGTCTGATCTCAGTTGCAGTACAATCTGAAATATTACAACAGAAAAGGCCAGGAGGATTACTTGCATAATGGCTACGTTTCCCTCAATAAAACCTACTTATGGTCAACAGAAAACTTCTGCACCATTAACTCGTACTGTTCGCTTTGCTGATGGCTATGAACATCGTTTATTATTTGGCCTTGCACAACATCAAAATCCAAAAGTTTTTAATTTTACTTACAACGTATCAGAAACGGAAGCAGATGAGATAGAAACATTTTTAGATGCTAGAGCAAATGATAATAGTAGTTTTGATTTTCCTACAGATTATTTACCTGGAGAAACTGCTTCAAACTTTAAATTTGTTTGCGAGTCATGGAACAAGTCAATACCATATAAAAATAGAGCTACGATTCAAGCGACTTTTAGACAAGTATTTGAACCTGCATCCTAATGTCTGTAAACCAAGCTATATTTACTAATTTAGAATCAATAAATCCGTCAGCAATTATTGAGTTGTTTACTATTCAATTAGATTCAACTTTACATGGCGATAGTACGATTTATAGATTTCATGCAGGAACTAGTTTAAATGCAAATGCACAGATAAAATGGCAAGATAATTTTTATCTAAGATTTCCTATACAGGCATCAGGTTTTGCTTTTCAACGTGGGCAGCTACCTAGACCAAAACTGATTATTAGTAATGCAGGATTATCAAGTATAAGTAATGCAATAGATAATTTTAGTGTTTCTGCAATTCTATTAGAAGTAAATAAAACAACACCAGGAAATGATTTAACAGGAGCTACTGTAACTAGACTTAGAACATTAGCTAAATTTCTAGATAAAGAAAATTTTATTAATAGTGTTAATCCTACTGAAGATAAAACCGCAGAATTTCCAAAAGAAGTTTATAAGATTGATAGAAAATCAGCAGAAAATAGAGAAGTTGTAGAATTTGAACTGGCTGCACCTACTGATCTTGCTGGAATTAGGGTTCCAAACCGTAGAGCCACTAGAAATGATTTTCCCTCTATAGGTACGTTTATTCAATGACTTGGAAATATAAAGCACTACTCCACGCTCAACAAGAAGATCCAAAAGAATCTTGTGGTTTGCTTTTAAATGTTAAAGGTAAAGAAAGATATTATCCTTGCCGTAATCTTTCAATCACAAATCATCAATGTTTTATCATCGACCCAGAAGATTACGTAAAAGCAGATAATACAGGTGAGATTGTAGGTGTTGTTCATAGTCACCCTATAACACCACCAAATCCTAGTCAGGCAGACAAAATTAGCTGTGAGGATAGTAACCTTCCGTGGTATATTGTTAATCCAAAAACAGAACAATGGGCATATTTAGAACCATGCGGATATAAACCACCTTTATTAGGCCGTCAATGGGTTTGGGGTATAACTGATTGTTGGAGTTTAGTTAGAGATTGGTATAAAGAAGAAAAGAAGATTGAACTAAAGGATTGGGATAGACCTACAACACCAGAAGAATTTATGGATAATCCATTATTTGAAAGTTGTGCATGGCGAACAGGTTTTAGAGAACTTAGACCTGATGAAAAATTACAAAATGGAGATGTTTTACTTATGAGTATTTTGCATCCAACTTTAAATCATGTGGCAATATTTTTTCAAGGAGATGTTATTCATCATTTAACCGATAGACTATCTTGTAGAGAGCCTTACTCTGAATGGTTGCTAAAATGTACGGGAAAGAGGTATCGCTATGCTTCGTAAAGTAAAATTGTATGGAGAACTAGCAAAATTCGTTGGTCATAAAGAGTTTGAGGTAGAATTAAATACCGTAAGCAAAGCTGTTAGTTTTTTAATACATAATTTTCCAGAAGTAGAAAGATTTATGAGTCCTAAATATTATCAGGTCAAAGTTGGTAATTATGATATTGATGAAAGTGAACTGGCATACCCTGTAGGACAGGAAGATATACATTTTATTCCAGCGATCAGTGGTGCTGGTAGAGGTTTTGGAAAAATTTTATTAGGTGCAACATTAATCGGTGCTTCATTTTTTTTCCCAGGTGCAGGATTATTTGGAACGTATGGTCCAGGAATGACCCCTGCTGTTATTGCGGGTAAAGGAGCTTTTGCTACAAAATTTGCTACAGCGATTAGTGGTATAGGTGCAGCTCTTGTCTTGCAAGGTGTTTCAGAAATGTTATTTCCAATGCCAAAACCTAAAGATTTTAATTCAGAGGAAGATCCACAGCTATCTTTTAGCTTTAGTGGAGTGCAGAATACATCAAGGGCTGGTACTCCTGTTCCAATAGTTTATGGTGAAATAGTTACAGGAAGTGTTGTAATAAGTTCAGCAGTTGACACTAATCAGGTGGAAGGATGACAGACGAACCTAAAATTATTAAAGGTGCTGGTAGTAGACCAAAACCACCCCCACCCCCTTACCGTGCTCCTGACACTTTACACAGTAAACAGTTTGTTACTATTCAAGATTTAATATCTGAAGGAGAAATAGAAGGATTTGCTACTGCTTCAAAAGCAGGGCTTACAAAAGGAACAACGGCATATAGTAACGCAAGTTTAAAGGATATATTTTTAGATGATTTACCTATTTTAGATTCTAGTGCTGACAATACAACTCCTGAGACTTCTAAATTTAATTTTCAAAACGTACAGTTAAAAACTGAGTTTGGAACGGCTAATCAAACTGCGATGACAGGTATTCCTAATATTGGTGAGACTAGGTCAATAGATACAGAGGGTCTTAATGTTGAAGTAACAAATGCTGATGGAACTTCTAGTGGAGCTACAACTGGCTCGAAAACAAAACGAATTGAAGCAAGAAGTCCAGCAAGTGCTAGTGCTGATGCTGTAATTGTTACGCTTACTTGGCCCGCATTACAAGTATTTGAAACGGATGGAGATATTCGAGGAAGCACTGTCGAATACAGAATACAAGTTCAATATAATAGCGGTGGTTATACAGATGTAGTTGATTCTAAAGTTGAAGGCAGATCAGCAGATGCTTACCAAAAAGATCATAGAATTACTTTAGATCGTGACAGAATAACTGCTGGAACTGCTTTTCCTGTAGATATAAGAGTTTTACGAGATACAAAAGATGCTGCAAATACAGAAACTCAAAATGCTTTTAGATTTACAAGTATACAAGAAGTTGTTGATGTAGCTCAAACCTATCCTAATAGTGCTTATACTGCTCTTCGTGTAGATAGCCAACAGTTTAATAGAGTTCCTACAAGAAAATTTCGTATAAGAGGAATAAAAGTAAGAATACCAGGAGCAGGTAAATCAAGTTCTGGTACTCCTACTGTTGATATAGCAACTGGAAGAATAGAATATCCTACTGGTTATATTTTTAATGGAGTAATGGGTGCTGCTCAATGGACAACGTGCCCTGCAATGATACTTTTAGATTTACTTACTAACCATAGGTATGGATTGGGAGAACATATATCTCCAGATCAATCTACTGATGAAAAAATCTATGAAAATCTTGATTTATTTAGTTTTTTTGCTGCCAGTAAACACGCCAATGAAGAAATTACTGATAATTTTGGTAGAAGTGGTAAAGAAGCAAGATTTAGTTGTAATGTAAATATTCAAAGTCCTAAAGAAGCGTTTGAAGCAATAAATGAATTAGCTGGTGTTATGAGATGTATGCCAATATGGTCAGCAGGAAGTATAAATATATCTCAAGATAAAGAAACACAGGCAAGTTACCTTTTTAATCTTGCAAATGTTGGAGAGGAAGGATTTAATTATCAGGGTAGTAGCTTAAAGCAACGTCACGCTATTGTATCCGTCAGTTACTTCAATATGGATACTAGAGAGGTAGATTTTGAACTGGTAGGAGATTCTGATAGTGCTGAAGATGTAGCAAGACGAAACAAATTTGGTAGTGCAATTAAAACAGTAAAAGCGTTTGCGTGTACTTCGCAAGGTCAAGCTCACAGATTGGGCCGTGCAATTCTTTTCGCAGAGGAAAGAGAAAGTGAGACAGTTACATTTTCAACTTCAATAGATTCAGGAATTGTTGTTAGACCTGGTTCTGTCATTGAAATAAACGATCCAGTAAGGTCAGGAGCTAGAACAGGTGGTCGTGTTGTAACTGCAACAACCACTGCTATTACTATTGATGCTTTAGAACAAACAGGCTTACCAGCTTTAAATGATAATCCAAAAATAAGCGTAATATTATCTGATGGAACGGTAGAAGTCGGAACCATATCAGATATGACAGGAGCAGTTATAACTGTAAATAGTGTTGAAAAAATAGACGATCAAGGTGCAAAAGTTACACAATCTGCTTTTTCATCAGCACCTCTTACAAATACACCTTATTTAATATCTAGCACAACTGGTACGACAGCTTTAAAAACTCAATTATTCAGAGTTATTCAAGTAGAAGAACAGGATGATGTAAATTATGTAATTACAGCTTTATCTTATGTAAATGATAAATATGATTTTATAGAAGATCCTACTTCTACTGTTGCTGTAAGAAATATATCTTTATTTAATCAACCTGTCCCATCACCAACCAATCTTACAGTTACAGAAAAAATAATTACTATCAATAGCATTGCTAGAAGTAAATTAATTGTTGATTGGCAACCTATTCAAGGTGTTACTCAATATCAAGTTAACTATAAGTTTGAAAATAATAATTATGTATCTCAAACTGTTTTTAGTAGCGATTTTGAATTATTAGATACTAAAAAAGGTACTTATACAATTCAAGTTTTTGCTTATAACTCTAACTTAAAAATATCTCCAAATCCAACAGAGGTAACATTCGTAGCAAAAGGTAAAACCGCCTTACCTGAAAATGTGTCAAATTTAACTGTCGAACCAATTACTGAACAGTTTGTCAGACTAAGATTTACACAAGCAACTGCACTTGATGTTTTACATGGTGGTCGTGTTTATGTCAGGCATACTAATCTAACTGGAAATAGTGCTACATTTCAGGATGCTCAAGATATAATCGAAGCTGTTTCTGGTAATACTTCAGAGGTTATAGCACCTGCATTACCTGGAACGTATCTATTGAAGTTTCAAGATGACGGAAATAGATTCAGTTTAGCACCTGCTACCGTAGAACTTTCTCTTGTAGATATTTTAGATTCTGTTGTAATTAAGACAGATAGGGAAGATACTGACAGTTCACCTTTTAGTGGTAATACAACTAATACAACTGTTTTAAACGGTGCTTTAAAACTGAGTGATCCTGCTTCTCAACCATTAGGAGAATATGATTTTGCCGAGATATTAGATGTGGGAAGTGTTTTTTCTGTTAATTTTAAACGTCATTTTAAAACGGTTGGTTTCTTTTTAGGAGGTGATATACAGACAGCTACTTACACCCAGTCTGGTACGACAGTTACGGTGACTAAAAATTCTCATGGTAGAGCAGTAGGAGACTCTATAGTTTTTGACGCTACTTCTGGAGCAGGGGTTGATGGAACATTTCAAATAACAGGAGTTTCAACTAATTTCTTTACATTTACATCTGGAACTTCTCAGACAGTTTCAAGCTCGACTTGCACTTTTCAGTTTGTAAATACACTTGAACAATTAATTCCTGATGATGGTCCTGAGTTCGGTGGTCCTGCTGATGGAGGTATAGATAACTATGCTCAAGACGGCAACTTTGACGGTCCACAGGCTCAGAACAATAATGCTCAAGTTTTAGTAGCAGCTACCTCTGCTAATCCTAGTAATGGCAGCACATATCAAGCATCTGATTTTAGTGGGATAGATTTTAACGTATTTGCAAATGGAAGTTTTAAAGGTAGAGGTTTTAAATTTAAATTAAAGTTAAGTTCTGATATTGCTTCTCAAAATGTAAGTGTAGAACAGGCAGGATATACAGCAAGTTTACCGTCAAGAACTGAACAATCGGCTGTAATTTTTTCTGATTCAGCAGGAGATGGAACTGGAAGTGCTGGAGCAAAGACAGTTACTTTCGCAGCACCATTCTTTGTTGGTACGTCTAGTATCACAGGTATTCCAAAACCTTCTGTTAATATTTCCCCTCAAAACATGGCAACAGGAGATTTTTTTGAATTAAGTAGCATATCTGGAACTAGTTTCACAGTACATTTTAAAAACTCAAGTGGTGCTAGTATAATTAGACAATTTACTTATAGTGCTGTTGGTTTTGGCAAAGGAGGGTAGAATGAGACAAAGTATTTTAACTTAAATGGCACAAGTTAATAGTTATAACGTAGCTAATCGTTCTGGAGCCCAGGTTCGAGAAGATATAAACGATATTTTTGATGCAATCAAAACTTGTAATAGCGGATCCAGTGACCCTGCTAGTCCTGCAAAATTCATGTTGTATGGGGATAGTGCATCAGGGGATGATAATTTAAGAATATATGATGGTGTTTCACAGTTTAGACCTATAGGAAAAGTAACAGAAGATAATTTGGGCTTACTTCCTAGATCTGGTGGTACTATGACAGGCCCACTTTTAATAGATGATTCTAGTAGTGAATCTACTCCTGCTTTATCTTTTGATACAAATACAGATTTAGGTTTATTTAGAAAAGGTGCAAACCAAATGGGTTTTTCATCTAGTGGAACTGAACAGTTATTTATGGATGGAAATGGATTAACTTTAAACAATCAAAAATCACTGCGTTTTTCTGAACCAACAAGTGCAGGTTCTCAATATGTAGAGGTAAAAGCACCTGCAGCTTTATCTAGTAATTTAACTTTAACTTTACCCTCCACCACACCCACTGCTGAATCTACCGTTAGTGCTGGTTCTGGATTAGCTTTAATTGCTATTGACGAAAGTGGTGCATTAGGTTGGGGTACAGCAGGAGGCGGAGCAGAAGGTGGTGGTAATGATGAAATATTTTGGGAAAATGACCAAACTGTTACGCAGAACTATACAATTACAAATGGTAAGAACGCAGGAAGTTTTGGCCCTATAGAAATTCAAGGTGGAGTTACAGTTACAGTTGGTGCAGGAGAATCATGGACTATAGTATAAAAATGTATATAATAAACTTAAGTAAAATTATGGAGGGTCGTAAGTAAATAATGGCTGTAGTTATAAATGGAAATGGAGCAGTTACAGGTCTTACAGCCTTGCCAGATTCAGCTATGGCAGAAGGTTCTATAGTTCAAGTAAAACAGACAGTTAAAACAGATACTTTTTCTACAACGAGTACAAGTGCTGTTGATGTAACTGGTCTTTCTGTTTCTATAACTCCAACAAGTACAAGCAACAAAATACTTGTTACTTATGATGTCAAAGCATCTTGTGAAAATGTTCAAATGTCATTTTTCCTTTTAAGAGATTCAACAAACATCTATATAGGTGATGCATCTGGAAATAGAATTCGTGTTAGTTCTGTTGTAGGTGGTGTGCCTGATGCTGATGGTAGTGTGACTAATCGTACTGGTTTACAAATGCACGTTATGTTTTTAGATTCCCCTTCTACGACATCAGAGATAACATATAAACTTCAATGCCAGTTAAATAATGGAGATGGATACGTTAACAGAGCAAGAGATGACCAAAATGAAGTTTATAGAAATAGGTCAGCATCATCAATTACGGTAATGGAGGTGTCAGCATGAGTTTAGATCACGAAGCAATAAGAAAAGCCTATCCAAATGCTGTAACTATTGATGATGGTACAGGTGCTTTTGATGCAAGCGGTAATTCTTTAACTCTAGATCAGTCTCTTATAGATGCTGCACGAACCACACTAAATGATGAAGCTGCTGCTGTTAAGTACAAAACCGATAGAACAACTAACGGTTCTACTGTTTACGCTTCTTTAGGAGATCAACTTGATATGTTGTATAAGGATATAGTTGCGGGTAAACTAGACGCAACTGGAACGTGGGCAACCCACATCAAAGCCGTTAAAGACGCTAATCCAAAACCATGAGTCAAATTAAACTAAAACATAGTGGTGGAAATGGTGTAATAATTGCTGCACCTAGTTCTAACCCTGCTGCTGATCGAACATTATTATTACCTGGTGATGGAGATTCAACTATTGATACTCTTGGTAGGGCAGGGAATATTTTACAAGTTGTACAAGACTCAACTACCACGGCAGCTACAAATACAACCACAACTATGGCTGATACAAACTTAAGTGGAACTATCACGCCAACAAGTTCAAGCAGTAAAATTTTAGTTATTATTCAACAACAAATGTTTTTTGCTAATAATGCTAGTGGTACTGGTGCTGGAATCAATATACTTAGAGGGTCAACAGAAATTTACAACTCTCCAAAAAACAGCGTTGGTTCATATGGTCAATTTATAAGTGGTGGAGGATTAAGCACTTTAAGTCATCATTATACAAAAGTTTTACATATTTTAGATTCTCCTAACACGACAAGTGCAACTACTTATAAAACACAATTTGCTATGTATGAAGCAGGAAATAATGGATCAGCAATAGTTCAAAATGCCTCTACTCCACATAATGCTAAATCGTTTATCTTTTTAATGGAGGTTGCAGCATGAAATTAGATCACGAAGCAATATTAAGAGCTTATCCAGAAGTAGGTATTGTAAATGACGCTACAGGTGCATTTAAAGAAGATGGAACGCAAGTAACTCTTGTTCAATCTGAAATAGATGCTGCAAGAGCAACACTAGATGCTGAAGCAGCAGCAACAGCTTATCAATCCATAAGACAGCCTCTTTACCCATCCCTGGGTGACTTCGCAGATGCAATGTACTGGAATAGTAAGGGAGATTCCAGTAAACTTACAGCATATTACGCAGCCTGTGAAAAGGTAAAAACAGACAATCCAAAACCAAGTTAATTATGTCAGAACTTAAAGTAAACAGTATAAAAGGAACAGGAGCTAGTACGGCTGCTATCACGATTGATAGTTCTGCTGGAACGTGCACTGCAAATATTACTAATAACCTAAGTAATAGAAGAATTAATATAAATGGTCAGATGTCTGTTGTTCAAAGGGGAACAAGCATAACCTCTGAGGGATATACTCCTGACAGGTATTATCAAAAATTTAGTAATGCTGGTAGCATTACTCACACTATTTCACAGCAAAGTCTTACTTCAAGTGATACTCCTTACTCTTTAGGTTTCAGATATTTTCAACGTCATGCTTTAAGTGCTGCTGGAACTGCTAATGCAGCAGCAGACTTACATACTCAACACACTATAGAAGCACAAGATATGG